CGACCTCGGCGCACGCAACGCGGCGAACTTCGTCGGCCTCGCCTGGCGCGATGGCAAGCTCGCCGTCAACGAAGGCCCCGACTGCTATTTCACCGACGCCGAGAAGCAATGCCCGTATCACAACCTGACGTTCCCGACCGGCTCGCGCCATGATGCGCGCCGTGTCGTACTCGAATATCAGAAAACGTTCAAGCAGAACGCCGCGACGATCGCGCTCGTGTGGGCGCTCGGCGGACACCTGAAAGCGCTGCTCGGTTTCTGGCCGCACATGACCCTGCAAGCCGACAAGGGCGCCGGCAAGTCGACACTGATCAAGCGGCTCGAACGCTCGATTGCCTTCACGATGTTTTCAGGCCAGTCGCTGCAAACCGAATTCCGGCTTGTCACGAGCATCAGCCACACATCGCACCCGGTCGGCTGGGAAGAACTGAGCGCACGCCGGCAAGACGTGATCGACAAGGCGGTCGGCTTGCTGCAGGAAAACTACCAGTACACGGTGAGCCGGCGCGGCGCCGACATGACGGAATATCTGTTGAGCGCGCCTGTGCTTCTGGCCGGCGAAGACGTGCCGGTTCGCTCGCTGCTCGGCAAGCTCGTGCGCACGAATCTCACCGGCAAGAAAGGCCCGATGATGCCCGATGACCTGCCGCGCTTTCCGGTTCGTGACTGGATCGACTTTCTCGCCGGCCTCGACAAGCGCGACGTGCTCGCCAAATACGCCGATCTGCGCGCGCGCTGCCTCGAAAAAAGCCGCGCCGGCGGCGACGACGACGGTGCGAAGCGCATGGCGGCGAACTATGCGGCCGTCATGCTCGCCTGGCGATACCTGTGCGAATTCGCTGATCTGGACACCGGCGAAGGCAACTTTCCCGCCGACCTCGTCGCCGAGATGAACTCGCACATTTCCGAGACCAGCTCGGACCGCTCGCCCTGGGTCTGGATCATGGAAACGGCGCTCTCGGAAATCGACAACGGCAATTTCAAGCACCCGTACAGGTTCGAGACGATCGGCGACGAAGACTGTCTGCTGCTGCAACCCGGTCACATCATGGATCACCTGTCGACGTCGACCTCGTTGCGTGAGAAGTGGAACGGCCTGCCGGTCAAGACGGCGACCGTGTTCAAGCGCCAGCTCGCGGCGGCCGGCGTGATGCGCGGCGGCGACAAGGAAATCGAGCGCACCATTTTCTCGAAGCGCATCCGTCACCTCGCCGCGCTGTCGCTGCCGGCGCTCAACGAATTCGGCCTCAACGTCGGTTTCCGTATCGACCACGTGCGCGAAAACTGACCGGAGACGATGCAATGCAAAGCCTGACCCAACTGGCCGGCACCCTGCCCCGCGATCACACCTTTCGCGAATTCGTCTCGACCTTCACGCCGCATATCGACTTTGTGACGGAGGAACAAGCGGCGGAATTCATCCGGCTCGTGTGCGAAGTCGATTCGCGAAGCGAGCTGGCGACCAATCAGGAAGCCGCATGGCGTTTTCACGAGTACTTGCGCAAGCCGTATATCGCCTGGCGCAAGGAGTGCGCACGAAAGCACTGAAATTGGCCCGCTGACGGACCGCGAGACGGCCGCCGGCGGCCTTACCCTAGACCAACACCCGCCGGCCGCCTGTGCGGCCCGCCTGCAAGCTACGAAAGGAAGACCATGCAGACCACGAAAGCACGCGCGCGCAAGATCACTGAAACGGTATGGATGATCACGCACGCACACACGCCGGTCACGGCGTTCGGACCGATGCCGCACGACGTGGCTGAAGTACTGATCAAGCGCGCCGTGCTCGACGCACAACTCGGCATCCCTCAATTCGGCATGATTCCGCAAGCAATGATCAAGCGCGCCGCACCATGAAAAAGGCCGCCAGGCGATCAACGCCGGCGGCCCTATCGAATCCCCCCTGCCTTACCCTTTGGCCGCCTCGTGCGGCCGTTTTTTTGCCGTGACACGGCCGGTTCTCAGCAAATCCTCGATTCCAGGTCAAAAGCCTTTTTCCATTCCTCGGCCTCTTTAGTCCAGCTTGGATATGGACATTTCGCCGGTCTGCTGTCGAAATATTCCGCACGCGCTGCCTCTTGTGCGTTCTCTCGGACTTCGCGCAAGCGCTGCGCGTCGATGCCTTCTACACTCATTACATTCACCCCTCGTTTTCGCGATTCTGCGGATTCTCTCACCAAAAAGGCCGCTGACGCTCTCGCGCCGGCGGCCTGATGAATGCCCATGCCTTACCTTTTGGCCAGCTCGTGCGGCCTTTTTTTGGCCTAGCCTTTCGTAATCAGCTCCGGCCGCCACGCCCGCACGACTGCCTCGAATTGCGGCCCGTAGCCGAGCGTATCGGGATAGCTACCCGCGAACGTCGCCAAGCGAAACACCGTACAGATATCTTCGGCGATCGCCGTGTCGACCGCCCAACCGTTCGTAATGTCGTAACTGCCGCACGAACCCGAATTCCACCACGCGAGCAAGAAGTCGGCGACGCGTCGGCTTTGCCCCGTGTCACCTTGCGCGATTTCCAACAGTCTTTCCAACGCTTCGCGCTGCATTTCGCTGATCTTTACGCTCATCCCTTACCCCTTTGGTTACGGTTATCGTTCAAGCCAACCAATCGACTCGACGCAAATTTTTTCGTCGTCTAGCTGACACGTATCGCTCGCGTCGGCGATCGCGGGCCATGCTAACGCGAACGCGATTTCGAGCACCGCGGCGATCGCCACAACAGCCGCGGCGAGTCTCATGCGCCCTCTTTGCTCTTGAGCCAGTCTGCGCATGCGTCGGCGATCGCGGCCGCTCGACTCAGACCGCGCGCGGCGGCCGCCTCATCCATGCGTGCAAGGATACCCGCGTCAATTGTCAAGCTGATCGGATGCTTTCGCGTGCTCGCTGAAACGACGCGCACCGGCTTGGTCGTCGTCGGAGCTGCGACGGGAGCCGGCGCGGCGAGCGCGGCGGCTCCCTGCCCTTTCGCGTCGGGCGCGCTATTGATGAATTTCTCTATCGCCGCTGGATCGGCCTTTGTCGGCGTCGGCCGCTTCGTGATACCCATTTTGCTATTACCTCGCTATCAACTCGATATCTACTTGATATTAACTTACAGTCAACATGGACGCGAAGAACGCCCCGCGAAGCCGATCGATTTCAGCACACGCACGCTGATCGCGCCGCTTCATTTCCTCGACATGCAAGCCCGCGCCGCTCGCGTTGGCAAATGCCTTGCGATCGCTCACACGCACATCAAGCAACTCAAGCCCCGGATACTCGGCGACTGCCTCGGCCGCCTCGCGGTTATCCGCGCTTTGAGGGTCGGCACGATTGACGAACGCGAATGCGCGCAAGTCGGCGACCGCGCGCGACTCGTCGACAATCTGCGCGATATCAGCCAACGCCCACACATCGAATGAGCGAGGAAGGAAAGGAATGAGCACGGCGTCGCTGACCGTGAGCGCGGCCCGCAATGCGGTCGAATCACGGCCGCCGGCGTCGATCACGACATGATCGTAATTGCCGCGCTGCTGCATCACCTGCGCGCGCAGCGTCGCGCCCTCGGCATAAGCGGACGCGGAAATCATCGGCCGGCCGCTTTCGGCTCGCGCGGTGATCGCGCTAAGGCTTGTTTCCTGCCGATCGCCGTCGATCAACCAGACCCGCGCGCCCTCGATCGCCAACCCTAGCGCGAGCTGCACAGCACACGTCGATTTACCGACCCCGCCCTTGCTATTCCCGACCGTAAAAATCATTTTTCACGCTCCAATAAAGTTTGTATTACCTTCGCATCATGTTGATATCAACTTAACACATAAACGATACCAACTAGATACCGATTATATGTTCATCCTAACTTGATATCAACACGATATGAACGCGATGCGCGGCCGGTGGGGTAGGGCGGCCGTCGACGCGCGCGCGCACACTCGCCCGCGTCGACGGGGCAAGTGAGAGAAGCGGGGCGGCCGAGCTGCTCGTGATCGCATCGCGCGCGCCAGCTCGCCGACGTGCTCGTGCTCGACCAGGGCCCGGCGCCGGCCGCGATCGAGCGCGAGACCGGCGGCCGACGAGAAGCCAGCCGGCCAGCCGCTTCCTGCCCTGCCTTTCTCGATATGGCACCATGCAGCGCAAAAAACGCGGGGATTCCGGCTCATTTTTCCGCTAAGTCATTGATTCTTGTAGAGACACCATCCCCAACAGACGCCCGGTTTTCCCCAACTTCGCCCGATTTTTCCCCAACGCTGCTTTCTCGCCCCTTACTCTCTCTCTCTAATAAATCATTGAAAAGAAAGAAGAATAAGCATGGAAAGAGGAAATGCGCGCATCCCCATAAGCACCCCTGTTTTTCCCCGGATTTTTTGACTGCCTATTTTTTCATCCCCAACTTTCCCCAATTTTTTTAGGCGTTTTGGGGGATTGTTGGGGGATTGAGATTCCTTATCTATCAACGACTTACGCACTCAATCCCCGCAATCCCCGAATCCCCGTTGTGTTCTGCGTGTCCGCTGGCCGCAACGCCTAAGTCCTGGCTTTTCGCCGCTATCGAATTCCGCGCGCACTCGCGATGGCATCAAATCGGCCTCTACGCGCATCGAACCGCATCACGCCAGCCGGCTCGAAATCGCCACGAAACCCGCCCCAGCTCGGCCCACACGTCGCAGGCGTCGGCCGCAAGAAAAAGAGAGACCCAAGAAAGCTGCAGGCGCGGAGGGGTGACTGCGAAATTCGGACGCCGGCCTCGCGTAAAACCCCGCCTCGCCGGCCGGTCCCCCGGCCCTCGCCGACCCCTTGCCGACCGCCAAGCGGCCCGCTGACGGCCTCGTGCGCGCCCCGGCAAGCCCCGGCGACCCCTGAATGCCCGAGCCGTTACAGGCCCGCTAATCGCGTCGGCCGTTCGGCGTCGACCAGCCCTGCTCGACCGCCTCGCCGACCTGGTCTTTCCGGCCGTTGCATGCCGGTGAGCTCGTCGCGAGCCGGAAGGGCGGGGCGGCCCCCTATCTGCTTAACCTGTAGGCGGGCGCGCATCAACGAGCGCATCACCGATGGATCGCACGCGATCCGGCTTGAGCGGTCGGCGTGGCGCGCAGCGACGCGGCGAGCGCGATTTATGCCGGTCTTAGGGAATGGCGCGGCATCGCCGCGTCAGGCCCTTAGACCATCGACGCGAATGCCTTTGATGCGCGACGCTTTTGAAAGGGTGGCGTGTGCAGCTCGACGAGCCATGAGTGATGCGTGAACGGTGATGGATCACGGCCGCGCCAGCGTGCGCGGCCTTCGTTCGTCTGGATATGTGGTCTGATCGTCAAGTGACGCGCGGAGCGCGCACTTGTTGGCCCCTCACGGGGCGGAGCGCGTAGCGCGGGGGGGTGGGGTTAAAACCCACGCTGCGATCGCATTTTTCGCGCGCGGTTTCTTGTATTTCGTTTCTCATCGTTTTTAAGAACCCGCAAACCCAATACCGGCGCGGGTTTGCGGGCGACTATTCGGACATTTCTGCGGTCTATCAGGACACTTTTTGCGGTTTGTCGGACATTTTTGCGGTGCTATCCACAGGCACGAGCGGCGACTTTCACACCACTGAATCAGGACACTTGACAAACGATGTACGAATAAACACAATCGGTCTTCGTATGATGTTGTCCGAATAACCGCAAGGGTGTCCGAATGAAGAAGCAACGCGCAGCGCTGACGATGGATCTCGACGCGCCGATCGCCGAAAAGAACGTGAACATGAGCAATGCGCTCACGCGCGCAGCTCATAGCCTGTTGCTGGCCGAGAAAAGGCTTATCTCGGCGTGCATCTCGAAAATCGACTCACTGCCGGCTGGCGTGCCTCTCGTGCGCGACGGCGCCTGGACGGTCCGACTGTCGGCGGCCGAGTACGCCGAAACGTTCGATGTCGACCTCGACACGGCCTATACGCAACTGCGTGACGCAAGCGACAAGCTGTTTAACCGATACGTGCGCGCGACGCGCGAGACGCGCAAAGGCCCCGAAGAACATAAATTCCGATGGGTCGGTGGCGTCAAGTATCACAAGGGTGAGGGATGGGTAGAGCTGCACTGGTGGCACGAAGTTGTGCCGCACCTGTACGGTCTGCGCAAGGAATTCACGTCTTACAAACTGAAACAGGCCGCTGCGCTTCGATCTGCCTATAGCTGGCGTTTGTTCGAGTGTCTGCAGTCGTGGAAAGATACCGGCCGCTATATCGCGACGATCGAAGACTTTCATCGCGCGATGGACGTACCGCAAAGCTGTGTCGTCGACTTCAAAGCCTTGCGTGTGCGCGTGATCGAACCTGCCGTTAAGGAGCTGACCGAAAAGAACGGCCTCGAAATCGAATGGGAAGTGCGACGCGCCGGCCGCAAGGTAATCGGCCTCGAATTCAAGTTTCGGCCGAATCCTCAGACCGCTCTTTTCTGAGCCGTCACCGCAAAAATGTCCGAATAGAATTGTCCCTCTTGCATTCTGTAAGCCTTGTTACGCAAGGCTTACAGAGCGTAAACCGCAAAAATGTCCGAATAGAATTCGGGCGCATTCATCAGTCAATTCGTCTGCACTGGCGCGACGCTGTACGGATTGAAGCGCACGACCTCATCGCCGATCCAGTCGTTGAGCTGCGTGAAGCGGCGTTGCAACGGCGCAATCTCATTGACGCCGAACACCTCGGCGGCCTTGTCGGCCGCGCCGAAACCGCCAGTATTGCTCGGCACGATGCCCATGAGCTGCGGCGGGATGCGATGCGCGGCGAGCAAGTCGTCGCGCGTGACATTCTTGATGTTGAAAAACTCGTCTTTCGCCGTGACCTCGGAAACCGGAATGAGCTGGATGCCGTCTTTCTTGCCGTTCGGCGCGTACATGAACAGATTGCGGAAATTCCCCGGCCCCTTGCTTCGCTTCAAGGCATCACGCATCGCGTCGACGTCGTCTTGATTCTGCGCGGCATCGGTCATGTACAGGATGAAGCCGGCATGTGATCCGTTCTCGTAGTACTTCCGCCGAAAGAGCGTCGCCGACTCATTCAACCAGGCCGAGTTGAGCGCGCCGAGATATTCAGGCAAGCCATACACTTCCTGGTTAATGTCGGGCTCCATCAGGTGATGGATCGTGCCGGTCGCGAACGCGTGCGATTGCTGCCAGCCGTCGATCTGTACGAAATTCACCAGGTCGGTTTTGCGGCGCATGTACTTCGCCGGCGCGCGCTTGAGCGCGATCGGCTTGCCGAGCTGATTGTCGCGCCGTTCGAGATACGCGTTGCCGAACACCAGCTCGTCAAGCGCCCATTTGTCGAACTCCTCGCGCGTGAGCAACTTGTGCGGAATGAACGTCGACGAGAGCACGTTGCGCTTGAAATAAAGGGCGCTGCCGTGATGTACGCCAGCTCGAAACGACTTCGCCAGGCCCGACCATGAAATCGGCGGCTCGAACCATTCGCCGGCCGCCCACGTTTCGACGTAGTCAAGAATCTCGGCGCGATCCATGACCGGAATCGGATCGCCAAACGAGAACACTTCAGTCCTGGTCGACGTCGACACAGACGGTGCGGCCGGCGCCGGCGTTGCGGCGTGCATGTAGCGCTTTCGCTTGCTCACGTTGAAAACTCCATAAAGCCCGAATTTTTGTTGGTCACACCCTCAAGCGGCTCGTTATCGAGCGCATGCAGACAAGCCCATGCCAAATCTGCATGGCCGGTTTCCTCGTTGCGGCTTGCCTCATAGGTGACTTTCTTTCCGCTCGCCGTCATGGTCTTTCGGATCGCCATGAACGATTGAGCCAGGTCGGTCCAGCCGGCATCGAATTCGAGTCGGCCCTTGCCGATCACCGACAAGCCTTTCAGAACGAGTCGGCTTTTCACTTCCGGGCTGTAGTTGAGCGCGACCGCGAGCGGATAGAACTGTTTGACGAGCTGATAGACGCCCTGGCCGATTCCGGTCGTGTCGATCGCCATATAGGCGACGTTGTATTGCTGCGTGATCGCGCGAATCGCCTCGGCCTGACCTTCGAAATCCATGCCGCGAAACTGTTGCTTGTGCAGTACGCGAAACTTGCCACCCGGCACGGCCGGCGGCGCCACGACAATCAGGCCGGCCGAGTCGCCAGAAAGCGCGGGATCGTAGCCGACCCATACCGGCCGGAAACCGAAAGGGCGGGGCGCGAGCGGCTTGAAATCGTCGGCCCACTCGACCCACGAATCGACCATGCCGCGCTGTAGATCGGCGAGCGGAAAGATCGACGCCGTGTCGTCGATAAACTGGCACATCAGGAGATTCGCGTAATCCTGTGCGCTGTATTCGAGACGCAGCTCGTCGATATCGAACAGGTCGCACCCGCCGGCTAAGGCATCCTCAACGGTGACGATCTGCCGCCATTGCCGATCCTCGCAAAGCCGGCCGCCGGCGAGCGCGCGGTGCGTAACGTCCAAGTGCAGGTGATCGGCTTTCGCACGGCCGCGATTGAAGTGCTCGCCATTCCAGAACGTATAGGCCGGATGGCTGATAGCCGATGGCGTTGAGAAATACGTCTTGCGCCATTTCTTGTGCATCGCCATGCCCGACGCGACCTTGTTGAGCTCGCGGAAACCGCCGGTCCAGAAGTACTCGTCGAAATAGAAGTTGCCGTGATACGACTGAGCGGTGCGCGCGTTCGTGCCGAGAAAGTAAAGAATCGCCTCATTCGCGAGCACGATCGGCTCGCCTGTGAGCTCGACGTCGGCGGCCTCGCGCGCGAACTGGCAAATGTACTGTCGAAAGACGTGCGCTTGCGCCTTGCTCGCCGAAAGGAAAATCTGATTGCGGCCGGTTGCGATCGCGTCGTCGAGTGCCTCGCGTGCGAAATACCACGTCGCGCCGATCTGCCGCGACTTGAGAATGTTGCGCGTGCGCTGATGACCTTGCCGATACCAGACCTTCTGATAGTCGAAAAGCGAATCGAGAAACGCCTCGCGAATCTTTTCGGCCTGTTCCTCGCTGATCGCGTTGCGCGGCGCTTTCTCTTTGCGTGGCGCTTTGTTGCGTGCCTCGATATTCGGGTTTAAGTCGCTCTCTTTCCCTGTTTCATCGTACTTGCGAACACGCGCCAGGCGTTCAACCTGACGCCCGAGCAAGTCAATCTCTTTGAAGTCGCGGCCGTCTTTCTCATCCTTCGCAATGAGCACCGCAAGGCGTGTTTCAAGAGACGACTCGATGCGCTCGATCGGCGTTGCCTTGTCCCACTCGTCGCGCTGCTTCCATGCCTCAACGGTCGCGCGCTTGAGCTCCATATGCCGCGCGATCGACGTGATGCGCCAACCCTGCCAGTAAAGCGCGCGCGCAATGCGTCGCGGATCGGCATTGGATTCGAGAACGGGTTTCACATCGGCGGTTTCGATCATGGCGGCAAGTTTCGCGTGTCGCGCGCGCGTAATCACGCCTAAGCCTTTGTCCCCAAAGCGAAAACAATCGTCTACCGTTGAGACAAGGCGCGCGCGATCGCAAGATATGGACTCGTGCTTAACCCCTTGTCGCCCCTTACCTCGCACCTCTGTCGGAGAACTTACGATGCACAAACGCAGGCTGTCGCTTATGTCTTTCGCCGTTGCGGCGATCGCGTTCGCTTTCACGATGGACGCACACGCGGCGCAGCTCGTCGCGAGCACCGTTCTCAATCACGCCGACCTGGTCGGCACGATCGCCGAGCACGGCGCCGGCATCGGCGCGCTCGGCCTGGCCGGCATGGCGATCGGCTCTGTCAAGCCGGTAGAAACGAAGCTCGCCGCGACGAAGATGTTCCGCATCGCCGTCGAAGGTGCGACGAGCGACGGCCGGTCTATCTCGCGTGAATGGCTCACGCAGATGGCAAAGAACTACTCTCCCGAGCTGTACGGCGCGCGTGTGAATCTCGAACACATTCGCGGCATCGTGCCCGATGGCCCGTTCAAGGCATACGGCGACGTGCTCGCGCTCGAAACGCGCGATGAAACCGGCCCGCTTGCCGGCAAGCTCGGTCTGTATGCGTCGATCGCACCGACGCCCGAGCTCGTCGCGATGACGAAGGCCAAGCAAAAGATTTACACGTCGTGCGAAGTCGACCCGTCTTTCGCGGACACGAAACAGGCCTATCTGATCGGCCTGGCCGTGACGGATAGCCCCGCGAGCCTCGGCACCGAGATTCTTTCGTTCGCCGCTCAAAACCCGAATGCGAACCCGTTCGCCTCGCGCAAGGTATCGCCGAACAACCTGTTCACGGCGGCCGACGAGACGGTGATTGAATTCACCCCGGAAAAGGAGCCCGAAACGCCGTCGCTGTTCACCCGCGTCGCCGAGCTGCTCGGCCGCGTGAAGAAGCAAGGCGCGACCGATGACGCCCGCTTTGCCGACGTCACGCAAGCCGTCGAATCGCTCGCCACGCACGGCGCAACCCAGGCCGAAGCCCTCACCGCGAGCACCTCACGCGTCGCCGCACTCGAAACGCAAGTCGCCGAGCTGTCGGCCGCTGCCGAGCGCGATCGCAAAGCGTTCGCCGATCTGCAAACGCAGCTCTCGAACACCGGCAACGGTCAACCGGTTCGCCCGGTCGCGCAGGGCGGCGGCGCTGGCGTGATCGAAACCGACTGCTAAAGCCCCCGGCCTCTCTTTCGACTTTTCGGAGCCTCATACAATGCAGAACAAAACCCGCGTTGCGTTTAACGCCTACCTGGCCGCGATCGCGAAGCTCAACAGCGTTCCCCTGGCGACGGAGAAATTCACCGTCGACCCGAGCGTGCAACAAAAGCTTGAAACCAAGATTCAGGAATCGAGCACGTTTCTCAGCAAGATCAATGTGATCGGCGTGACCGAGCAACAGGGCGAAAAGCTCGGCCTCGGCGTCGGCGGCTCGATCGCGAGCACGACCGACACCACGGCGACGGCCCGCACGACGGCCGACGTGCTGTCGCTCGATAGCCAGAAGTACAACGCGACGCAAACGAATTTCGACTCGCACGTTCGCTATGCGACGCTCGACGCCTGGGCGAAATTCCCCGACTTTCAGACGCGTTTGCGCGATGCGATCGTGCAACGCATGGCGCTCGATCGCATCACGATCGGTTTCAACGGCACGTCGCGTGCGGCAACCTCGGATCGCGCAACGAATCCGCTGCTGCAGGACGTCAACCTGGGCTGGCTGCAGCACATGCGCGCCGAAGCTGCTGCGCGCGTGATGACGGGCGGCGCAACGGCCGGTCACGTCAAGATCGGCGCGACGGGCGACTATGCGAATCTCGACGCCCTGGTGTACGACGCAGTCAACAGCCTGATCGAACCCTGGTATCGAGAAGACACGCAGCTCGTCGCGGTCTGCGGCCGTTCGCTGATGCACGACAAGTATTTCCCGATTCTGAATCAGGACAACAAGCCGACCGAACAGGCGGCGGCCGACATGATCGTGAGTCAGAAGCGCATCGGCGGCTTGCCGGCTGTCACCGTGCCTTACTTCCCGGCCGACAAGCTGCTCGTCACGCGCCTGGACAACCTGTCGATTTACTACCAGGACGGCTCGCGTCGCCGCACGATCGTCGACAACGCGTCGCGCGATCGCATCGAGAATTTCGAATCGAGCAATGAGGCGTATGTCGTCGAAGACTTCGGCGCCGCTTGCCTGATCGAAAACATCGAACAGGTGTAACGATGCGAAGCCCTGCCCAACGCCACTATCACCGCGTCATGGCCGAAAAGGCTGCGGCTTCGGCCGCGCCTGGCGAATCCCTCGCCGGCGCGAGCGCTTACGAGCTGATGCTTGCGAAGCTCGCGATCGACAAGAAACGTTTGAAGTCGATCGCGTCGATTCAGAAAAAGATCGACGTGAAGCGCGCCGAGCTGCTGCCCGAGTATGTCGACTATGTCGCGGGCGCACTGGCGGGCGGGCGGGGCGCGCAAGACGACGTCTTGACGACCATTCTCGTTTGGCGAATCGACGCGGGCGACTATGCCGGCGCGCTCGATATCGCGCGGTATGCGCTCAAGCACCGCATGACGATGCCCGACCAGTACGACCGGCCGCTCGCGACCGCGATCGCCGAAGAATTCGCCGAAGCCGCAATTGCTGCGTTCAAGCGTCGCGAGACGTTCGACCGCGCGCAGCTCGAAGAAGTCGCGCAGCTCACCGCGTCGGCCGACATGCACGACCAGGTGCGCGCGAAGCTGCACAAGGCGGCCGGCTATGCCGCCGAGATTGCCGGCGACAACACGGCAGCATTCGAACACCTATGCCGCGCGCTCGCACTCGATTCGCGCGCCGGCGTAAAGCAGGACATTGCGCGGCTTGAGAAAGCCCGCGATGCGGCCGGCGGCGACGCCGGCCGCAAGTAAAGAGCCCCCCCGGCTGGGCGGCGCCGGCTGACGAACGCAACACCTGATCGGTACGCGTTCCGACGCCGGCCCACCGCCCACTATTTCCGAGCTGAAACCATGACGAGTTTTAACGCGATCTCTGCACCAAGCATCACGCCCGAGCCCCCCCCGGCTCCGACCGATCTGATCGTTGAAAACATCGCCTGGTTTCCCTCTATCGACCTCGGCCGCATGCGCGAAGACGTGCGGCTCGATGGCACCGTGACGCATGCGCGGCTGCGTGAGGCTGTGATCGCCGCGATCGACGACGTGAATCGCGAGCTCGCGAGCTGGCGAGCGACGCAGGAAGCGGCCGGCGCCGCGCAGCTCGCCGACGTGCCGGCCGATTCGATCGGCGGCGAAAGCGTGCAGCTCTCCCGCTATCGCCGCGCTGTCTATTTCCTCGCGCGTGCCGACCTGACCGAGAAGTACCGCGATTTCGATAGTACGAAATCGGGCGCGGCCGACGCTGACGAGCGCATGACGACGATCGACGCCGACCGGCGCAACGCGCGCAACGCGATCAACGACATGCGCGGCCTCGCGCGTACCACGATCGAGCTGATCTGATGGCGCGCATCTACTCTCAGCAAGGCGACACCGTCGACGCGATCTGTTTTCGCTTCTATGGCTACACGGCCGGCGCGGTCGAAGCGACGCTGGAAACGAATCCCGGCCTCGCCGATTACGGCCCTGTGCTGCCGATCGGCACGCCCGTTGACATGCCCGACCTCACGAACGAGCAACCGACTACCCCCCTCGTCAACCTGTGGGACTAACCAGGAGTCGCCGACTATGGCCGAACCTAGTAGCACCGCGCTCGCCGCTGTATCGGCCGGCATTGGCTTCGCAAGCCTGTTTCCTGGCATCGACGGCAATGCGCTGATCGGCGCATTTACGGGCGCCGCGCTCGTCGTCGTCACGTCGAAAGACCTGTCGATCGGCAAGCGATTCGCGTATCTCGTGATTTCCCTGATCGTCGGCTATCTGGCCGCACCCGACGTGGTGAGTCATACGCCGATCACGAGCACCGGCGTCGCTGCGTTCTTTGCTGCAGCGCTCGCGATCACCGTGACGCTGCAACTGATCGAGCGCGTCAAGTCTTTCGACCTGCTGTCGCTTTTCAGGAAGGGTTGACCCATGCACACCCCTTTCGCCCTGATCGCCCTGATTGCGTACAGCGTCGCGGCGCTGCGCATCCTCGCGTATCGTCGCGACGGCGCGCGGCACCGGCATCACGTTTCATGGTTCGCCTGGCTGCTGCTCGTCGCGCTCGGCGGCTCGGCGATCGAGCTCGTGATCAACGCGAAAGCTGTCGGACTGTTCGAAGCTGCACGAGCTGCCCTTTTTGCCGTGCTCGTGTTCGGCTCGCGCGGTAACGTCGCGCGGCTGCTGCGGCCTCACCTGGAGTAAGTAACGATGATCCTGAGACACGGTGACGTCGGCGATGACGTCGTGTTACTGCAAAAACGCCTCACGCGCGCCGGCTTTTCCGTCGACGTGACCCATGTATTCGACGACGCAACCGAAGCCGCTGTGATGGCCCTACAGCGTGCGCGCGGGCTGGTTGTCGACGGCATTGCCGGCCCGAAAACGCTGATCGCATTGCCAGGCGTCGCGCTCGGCGTGCATCTCACCGATGCCGAGCTCGTGAAGTCGGCCGCGACGCTCGGCGTGCCGGTTCCGGCGATCCGCGCGGTCAACGAAGTCGAATCGCGCGGACAAGGGTTCATGACGGACGGTCGACCGGTCATTCTGTTCGAGCGGCATGTGTTCTATGCCGGCCTCAAATCGCGCGGCATCGACGCCGACGCGCTCGCGGCGAAATATCCGAACATCGTTTCGGCGACGCGCGGCGGGTATATGGGCGGCGCTGCGGAATTCGACCGGCTCGCCGCGGCCGTTCGCATCCACCCGGACGCGGCCCGCGAGTCGGCGTCATGGGGCGCGTTTCAAATCATGGGGTATCACTGGAAGAAACTCGCCTATTCGAGCATCGACGACTATGTGTCGTGCATGTATCGGTCGGAGGTCGACCAGCTCGACGCGTTCGTGCGCTTTGTCGCGGCCGATGCCGGCTTGCTCGTGGCGCTGAAGGGTCAGGCCTGGGCAGACTTCGCCAGGCGCTACAACGGCCCGGATTTCGCGCGCAATCTGTACGACGCGAAGCTCGCCCAGGCGTTCGAGCGTTACGCGCGGCTCGAAAAGGCGGCGGCATGAATGCGATCGCCGTGCGCCTGGTCGCGATCGCCGCGCTCGTGCTCGCGATCGCGGGCGGCTTGCTTTACGTGAAGACGCTGCGCGCCGAGCTCGCCGAAGCGCAAGGCGCGGCGAGCACCGCGCAAGCCCTGGTCGGCCAGCGCGACGCCACGATCGCCCAGCTCGAGCAAAATGCGCGCGACCAGGCCGCGCAGCTCGCCCAGCTCGAGACAAAACGCCGGCAAGTCGCCGCGTCGCTCTCGGCCCGACAAACCGAACTCGACACTCTCAAACGCCAAAATGAAAAGGTTCGCGCCTGGGCTGATAGCCCTCTGCCTGACGACGTTGCAAGCATGTACGCAAGCCCCGATATCACCGGCGCCGATGGTTATATCGCGGACATGCTTACCGGTAGCCCCGTGCGCCCTGCCAGCGCAACGCCCGCGCGTTAATGGCGACTTGCTCAAGTCGCTCGACGCGGCGCGCGCTGCATGGGCGGCATGCGCGGCGACCGTCGACACCGTGATCGACTGCCAGTCGAAAGCCCTTTCCTCTCCCGGCCCCGACCATGAATAAGGCGATTTCCTTTCGCGCGGCGATCGCTGACGCCGTGCCGGCGCTGCAGGCGGACCCCGACAAGCTGCTCGTGTTCGTCGACACCGGCAAGATCATCGCGACGGCCGCGCCGTCGCTCTCGTTCCAGTACAGCTACACGCTGAATGTGATCGTCACCGACTTCGCCGGCGATGCAGACGAGCTGTTTGTCGCGCTGATCGCCTGGGTACAGCTCAATCAACCCGACCTGGTGATGAATGACGACACGCGTAAAAACGGCATTGCGTTCGAAGTCGATCACCTCACGCAAACGACGTGCGACGTGTCGATCAAGCTGCAGCTCACCGAAAGCGTCATTGTGAAGACTGACGACGCCGGCACGCGCACGATCACGCACGTCGACGAGCCTGTGTATGAATGGAACGTCGACGGCCTCACATGGACGAACTAAGCGCGCTCGAATCATGGGCGGGCGGCCTGCTCGCGCAGCTCGACGGCCCCGCCCGACGCGCGGCACTGCGCGACGTCGCGCGCGAGCTGCGCAAGAGCCAACAGACGCGCATCGCACAGCAACGCAACCCGGACGGCACCGCCTACACCGCGCGCAAGCCTCGCCCCAAAAAGCACCTGCGCGACAAGGCCGGCCGCATCAAGCGCGGGGCGATGTTCGCGCGCATTCGCCAGGCACGCTATCTGCGCGCCGATGTTGACTCGGAAGGCGTTGCGATCGGTTTCGTCGGCCGCGTCGCACGCGTCGCACGTATTCACCAGTTCGGCGAAAGCGATCGCATCGCGCCGAACGGCCCCGAATACAAATACCCGGCGCGTGTGCTGCTCGGTTTCTCCGACACCGACCTCGATATCGTGCGCGACGTGCTGCTCAAGCACCTCGTCAAATAGTATTTCGCCTTTCTAACTATGTACCCAAGGCGCGAACAATCGCGCCTTGGTGACGCGCGCGTGTGTGCTCGGCAAGATTGAGCACATGAACGCCAACGAATCCCAACGTCAATTTCTGAACGGCTGCCGCAAGGGCTATGTGATAGCCGTGCAAGGCGCGCTCTGCCGCGTCGCAAGCGGTGATCTCGAAACGGACTGGATTCAATGGTTCGCGCTGTTCGCCGGCGACAACGCCGACTGGCTTGCGCCGACGCTCAACGAAGGCGTCATGCTGCTATGCCCGAGCGGCGACCCGGCTCAAGCCGTCGCACTTCGCGGCTATTACTCCGAAGACTTCCCGCCCCCGAGCACCGACCCGAACAAGCATGTCCGCAAATACCGCGACGGCGCGATCGTGCAATACGACTTCGCCACGCACGAGCTCGACGTGACCTTGCCGGCTGGTGCGACGATCAATGTGAATTGCCCTGTTGCGGTCAACGTGATCACGCAGACGGCCAACGTGAAAGCCGACGCGATCACGCTCGACGGCGACACAACCGTAACGAAGTCGCTGACTGTGCAAGGCCCGCTCGCTTTCCAGTCTGGAATGACCGGCGCCGGCGGCACCGGCTCGACCATGCAAATCGACGGCGCGGCGGATTTCACCGGCGAAGTGAAGTCGGCCGGCATCAGTCTCCCGCACCACTCGCACCGCGAGCAAGGCGACGGCAACCTCGTGAGCGAACCGCAATGAAAGGCATGAACCACACGACCGGCCGCGCGATCGCCGGCCTCGATCACCTCTATCAATCGATCGCGCGGATTCTCACGACGCCGGTCGGCACGCGTATCGCGCGCCGTGACTTCGGCTCGGAGCTGCCCGAGCTCGTCGACGCACCGAACAACGGTGCGACTCGCGTGCGCCTGTATGCGGCCGTCGCGACCGCGCTGATGAAGTGGGAGCCACGCCTGAAGCTGACGCGCGTGCAGCTCTCGACCGACACGACCGATATCGGCGCCGGCGTGCAGGTGATCGAGATTGAAGGCACCACGACAGAAACCGGCGAAACCGCCTCAACGAGCGTGACGCTCACAACTGGAACCAGCGTATGACCGCGAGTGCTATCGACCTTTCGTTGCTGCCGGCGCCGGCTGTCGTTGAGCTGCTCGAATTCGAGACGCTCTATGCCGAGCGCAAGGCCGCGCTGATCGCGCTGTATCCGGCCGACGAGCAAGCGACGGTCGCCGCGACGCTTGAACTTGAAAGCGAGCCGCTCGCCGTGTCGCTGCAGGAGAACACCTACCGAGAGCTGATCTTGCGCACCCGCGTCAATGACGCGTGCTACGCGGTGTTGCTCGCGTTCGCGATGGACGGCGACCTCGATCAAGTCACGGCAAATCTCGGCGTCGAGCGCCTCACGATCACGCCGGCCGACGACACCACGACCCCGCCGACTGCGGCCGTGAAGGAAAGCAACACCGACTTGCGCAAGCGCGCGCAGCTCTCTTTTCAAGGCTATACGACTGCCGGAAGCAAAGGCAGTTACGTCTATCACGCGTTGTCGGCCGATGGCCAGGTGAAAGACGCCTCGGCCGTGAGCCCTGCCCCGTGTCAAGTCATGGTCTACGTGCTTTCGCGCACCGGCAACGGGGCGGCCGATGACGCGCTGATCGCGAAAGTGAAAGCCGCGCTCAACGATGAAATCGTTCGGCCGATGACCGATCAAGTCGACGTGCAATCGGCATCGATCATCGAATACGCGATCGCGGCCGAGCTCGTATTGCAGGATGGCCCCGACGCGAGCACGGTGAAAGACCTCGCGCAAGCGGCCGCGCAAGCCTATGCCGACGCGACGCACATGAACGGTGCTGACGTCGCGCTATCCGGCATTTTCAAGGCGCTGCATCAAACCGGCGTCGCACAAGTCAACCTCACGACGCCGGCGGCGAACATCGTTGTTTCGGAAGGACAGGCGGCCTACTGCATCGGCATCACGATCACGACGACGGTGCAATCCAATGTCTAACGCACCTTCGTTGCTGCCCCCGAACGCGACGGCGACCGAGCGTCGACTTGAACAGGTCGGCGCGCGTATCTCGGACATTCCGACGCCGGTTCGGGATATGTGGAATCCCGATGCCTGCCCGGTCGCGTTACTGCCCTGGCTCGCCTGGGGTTTCGGCGTCGACGAATGGGATAGCGACTGGAGCGAAGCGCAGAAGCGCAGCGCGATCAAGAATGCGCTTTTCGTGCAAAAGCACAAAGGCACGATCGGCTCAGTCAAACGCGCACTCGCCGCGCTCGGTTACGACATCGTTGTGCAGGAGTGGTTTAACCAGATTCCGGCCGGCGATCCTGGCACGTTCGACGTGCTGCTCGATAGCAACCAGACCGGCATTGATCAAGCGGCGCTCACTCGCATTCTTGAGCTGATCGACCGATACAAGAATTTGCGATCGCACCTGGTTCGCGTGCGGCCGTCTGTGACGACGCGCGGCGGCCCGATCCTCGCCGGCGTATGCACTGTCGGCCACGAAATCACCGTGCCGTTTGACGGCCCGCAATATTCGGACGGCTCGTTTGCTTACGACCTGATGCTCGATGCGATGCACTACGGCGAAGCAAGCACGGTCGGCGCGCTCGACCAGCTCGACACGATAGTTCGCGCCGAAATGCCCTCTAATTCCTGGAAACAACAATGACTGACGCACTGAATAGCCGAGTTGCGCGCTTCCAAACCAACGAATCGAACGTCGACTCCTGGGTAAAGGGCGACGCACAAGCGACCGTCGATTTCGGCGGCGGCCCTGTACGATCGCCGGCGAAGCTGATCGCCGACAAGGACGCGGAAATCAACCAGTCGGCCGCCGGCGTGCTCGCGAGCGCGACCGCCCAGGCAACCACGGCAACCAATCAGGCCGGTATCGCGACGACGCGCGCGAGTGCGGCAAGTGCGAGCGCTGATGCGGCTGCCGCATCGGCCTCGGCGGCGGCTCTCGCCGGAAAAGTCTACGCCGATACCACTACCGGCCTGGCGAACACGACGAACGGCCAGTATTTCAGTGTGCCGGTCTCCAACGCACAGGACTCGCTGATCCTCTATCAGAATGTGAGCGGCGTTGCCACCGAAAAGACGCGTTACCCCAGCTCGGCGCTGGACGCACTATCCATCAATCGCGGCAAGGCTTACCCGTTGCGGAGCATGACGCGCGCCGGCACCACGTCGGCGGCAATGACGCAGTGGAACAATCTGATTCTGAAAGTGTCGGTTCGCGGCGCCGAAGCGGGCAAGTACTACCGAATTGGCTACCAGACCAACGAGGCGGCGGTCGGTAGCGGTAGCCCGTTCAGTTGGACGCTCACGGAGCATAGCGCTGCAGACTTCGCGACGACTGACGCGGGCTACGTGGTTATCCAGAACTACACGAACCCGGCGCCGAGCATCGACCGCAATGGCGGGATTCAGACAATCACCATCGCACCGGTACAGCGCCCTAACCTTCGATTCGACATTACGATCGACGCGGCACAGCTCCCCGCGTCGGGCGGCTCTATCGATTCCAACAGCAGCAACTCCCGGCCCGCGTGGTCATGGATCATCGACCCGTCGTGCTACGTGCAGAGTGCGCCTGCATCGTCTATCACGGTCGACTCCATGTCGATCAATTCGGGCAAGGTCTACCCGCTCAAGGCTGCGACTCGCGGCGGCGTAACCTCGAACGCGAACGCGGCGATGAATGCGCTTGTACTCGGCGTGAAAATCATCAATGGCGATGCAACGAAGGTGTATCGCGTTGCCTACCAGCAGAACGGCGCAACGTTGAGCGGCGTAGTGGCCTATGACTGGATCGTCGAAGAGTACGACGCGGCGACGTATTCGACTGCCCCGGTTCGCACCATCCTCATGAGTTACGACGACTCGGTGTATGGGGCGCAGCAGCAAATAAGCCCGACTGGCGGGATTCAGACGGTTCGCCTGTATCCGCCGGCGCGCCCGAACATGCGCATCGAAATCACCTGCGATGCCAGCCAGCTCCCGGCCGCCGGCACGACCGTCGATGCCTATTCGGCGTCTACCAAAGACGGCTATTCGTACATCGTAGACCCCTCATGTGTGGATCTGCCGCGCTCTACGGGCCTACAGGCTGGCGCATGGAACTACGAAGGACTGTACTGGACCTATTCCACGGCAAACGGCGGCACGTTGATCGTGATTTTCCGGTCTGGAAGCTGGCTTTACCAGATTGAGTTTGGCCCGAAAGGCCCGAACTCGATACCGGATACCCGGCGCGTCTTGCGGGCCGCGCTCGGCGATCCATCTATCGCGGCATGGACAACCATCGTCGACAACGCATCCGGCGGCGATTGGGCAGGCCCGCTCATTTTCTCGGCCGTCAACAATGGCGACGGGAGCACGTCGAAGAACTACACCGGCGGCAATCACGCGGCTGACGGCAACAGTAGCGGCGGCCCGTCTGCGCGCAATGTTTCGTTCATCGTGCTCGCCGATGGCGCGCCGGTCACCGCTGATGCAAGCGCCGGCGTGGCCGCGACGATCAAGCTGATCGCCGTCAATGAAATCTTTGCCTACAACACGGTTTCGCTCGGCCGCTACGTGGTGCGCGAAACGGTGCGTTTCGACCTGTTCCCCGGCATCGTCGGCGTAAAGAAGCACGTGCAGGCGCTCGAAGATGTGCTGATGCTGCAGGACAACGGCCCGCAGACCTTCACGGTCGGATTTCAGGCTGGAACATTCATCTACTACGGCGCGAACAACGCGCGCACGGCTTTCACCAGCGTCACGAATAGCGGCACGAAGTCGGCCAACCCCAATGTGTGGGCGATCGTGTTTCAGGACGCGGGCAACGGGCAGCTCGGCGCATGGATGGATCGTGCGTTCGGCATCGGTGACGGCCGTTACGTCAAGTCGACATGGCCATACATCCGGGGCGGCGGCGCATCGAACACCAAGTTCTATCACGCGGCGATCGTCGACGACGCCGGCATTCCCCTGGCCGCTGGCGCGAGCTACGAATGGCGCGGCGGCTGGGCATGGCAACAAGCCGCAAGCGTTTCCGCAAACCTGGATTCGGTGATGACCGTGAATCAGGGTGACGAGCGCGTCGTCGCGACCTGTCGCACGACTGGCGAAACGATCGCGGTCTGAATCTCTTAACCGAATGACGCGAAAAAATGGCCTATAAAACGATACACACCAAGTACGGATTGCAACGCATCGCGCAATCCGAAACCAGCGGCGTTCCTATCAATCTTGTCGCGATGGCGGTCGGCGATGGCAACGGAAACGACACGACGCCCGACGAGAATCAGACGCAGCTCGTGCGCGAGCGGTATCGCGCAAAACCTAATCGCGTCTTTCAAGACCCGGACAATCCCCTGCTCTTTACGGTTGAGCTGATCGTGCCGGCAACGGAAGGCGGCTTTACGATTCGCGAAGCGGCCGTGTTCGATGACCAGGGCGGCATGTTCACCGTCTCGAACGTGCCGGCCGCCTATAAGCCGGTCGGCGACGGAAGCGAGGGTGCGTTTAGCGATACGGCCGTGCGCGTGCAATTTCTCGTCGCGAACGCGAGCGTCGTGTCGATCTCGATTGACCCGAACGTTGCCGTCGCAACCCAGCAATGGATCACGAACACGATCACCGTGCCGTATCTGTTGCCAGGCGGCACGACCGGCCAGGTGCTCAAGAAGCACTCGAACGCGGACGGCGACACCGTATGGGGTGATCCGACCGTTGCCGAGGCGATCGTGTCGATCGTCGAAGAAGTTCAGACGCTCGCGGCAAGCCAGACGGCCGTGACCCTGGCGGAATGCACAACCGAAGGGCTTGCCGTCTACATCGCCGGCGCGCGGCTGTTGCCGTCGCAATGGACGCCCGACGCGACCGACGTGCGCAAGCTCACGCTCGCGACCTCTTACGCTGCCGGCACCAAGGCCGATTTCGTGCAGAACGAGCCAGGCGCCGACCGTGCGTTGCTTCAAAGCCGCAATCTGGCCGACGTCGCATCGGCCGCCACGGCGCGCACGAATCTCGGCGTCTACAGCAAGGAAGAAGCCGACACCAAGGCCCCGCCCTCGCTGATCGGCTTTTTCGCCTCGCAGACGGCCCCGAATGGCTGGCTCAAGGCAAACGGTGCGGCCGTGAGCCGGACGGCATACGCGGCCCTTTTCGCGAAGATTGGGACCATCTACGGCGCCGGCGACAACTTCAATACGTTCAACCTGCCCGACATGCGCGGCGAATTCCCGCGCGGCTGGGATGACGGCCGAGGCGCGGACGGCAATCGCGCGTTTGGAAGCGCTCAAAGCCATTCGTTCGCGAGCCATGCGCACGGCGCCAGCTCGGACACGCAGGGCAATCACGCGCACGGGGCGTCGACCGACACGCAGGGCGCCCACGCGCACGGCGGCGGCACCAGCGCGGTCGGCGACCACCAGCACGGCATGCCGAAGAATGCTTCTGCGCAAGCAGGCAGCGATAACAACGGCATGCCGATCGGCACCGATCAACCTGACTACGGTACTGGACGCAACCCGCTACCGACAAACCCCGCCGGCGCCCACTCGCACACGATCGGCACCGACGTGCAGGGCAATCACGCGCACAACGTGACCGTTCAAACCGCCGGCGCTCATGCGCACGGCATCACTGTCGCGGCGGCCGGCGGCGCCGAAACGCGCCCGCGAAACGTCGCTCTTCTGGCCTGCATTAAGTACTGACCATGACGACAAAAACCGTTTATCAAACCGACCGCGCCGGCTTGTTCCAATGTGAAGTCGACGCCGACGAAAGCCCGCTCGAACCTGGCGTGTTCCTGTTGCCGGCCCGCGCTGTTGAGCCGGCACCGCCGGCGAGCTGGCCTGATGACAAATGGCCGCGCTGGAATGGCGTCGCCTGGGAGCTGATCAACAAGCCGACCACGAACGACCAGGCGAGCGAAGCCGCAAAGAAGCTTGCCGCGTTTCTGGCTGCGAATCCCGAAGTCGCCGAGCTCGTCGGCATGTAAGCGCGGGCGGCCTCGCTCGTTTCCCGTTTTACCTCACCTTAATCGGAGCAATAGAACATGCCCCAGGACTACAACCACGGTGTACGCGTTGTCGAAATCAACCAGGGTACGCGCCCGATCCGCACCGTGTCGACGGCGATCGTCGGCGTTGTCGTGACCGGCGACGACGCCGACGCTACGGTTTTCCCGCTCGATACGCCCGTGCTCATCACCAACGTCGTGTCTGCACTCGGCAAGGCGGGCACGACGGGCACGCTGAAAAAGGTGCTTACCGCGATCGGCGCGCAGACCAAGCCGGTCACGATCGTTGTGCGCGTCGCGGAAGGTGACACGGAAGCCGAGACGTCGGCGAACGTGATCGGCACCGTGACGGCCGGCGGCAAGTACACCGGCATGAAGGCATTGCAAGCCGCACAAGCCCAGCTCGGCGTAAAGCCGCGCATTCTCGGCGCCCCGCTGCTCGATACGCAGGAAGTCGCCGTAGCCCTCGCCTCGCTCGCGCAATCGCTGCGCGGCTTTGCCTATGTGTCGGCGAATGGTGCGGAGACGAAGGAAGCCGCGCAGACCTACCGCGAGACGTTCAGCCAACGCGAAGTCATGGTGATCTGGCCGGATTTCATCGCGTTCGATACCGACGCGACGGCATCCGTCACGGTCCCGGCGACGGCTTACGCGCTCGGCTTGCGCGCCAAGATTGACGAGGAAACCGGCTGGCACAAGACGCTCTCGAACGTTGGCGTCAACGGCGTCACGGGCATCAGCAAGGATGTGTACTGGGATCTGCAAGACCCCGACACCGACGCCGGCTATCTCAACGAGCACGACATCACGACGCTGATCAACCCCGGCACCGGCTTGCGCTTCTGGGGTTCGCGCACGTGCAGCGATGACGTGCTTTTCGCGTTCGAGAACTACACGCGCACGGCGCAAGTGCTCGCCGACACGATGGCCGACGCACACATGCAGTACGTCGACAAGCCGATGCACCCCTCGCTCGTGAAAGACATGATCGAGAGCATCAACGCGAAATTCCGGCAACTGATCGCAGACGGCTATCTGATCGGCGGCGAAGCCTGGTACGACCCGGCCGAGAACACGGTCGAATCGCTCAAGGCCGGCAAGCTGTATATCGACTACGACTACACGCCGGTTCCCCCGCTCGAAAACCTCGTGCTCAACCAGCGCATCACCGATCAATACCTCGCCAATTTCGCCGCTGGCGTCACGGCTTAACCAGGCATCAACCAGGAGCAATAAAACATGGCATTGCCGAAGACTCTCAAGGCTTTCAACGTGTTCAACTCCGGCGAAAGCTACGTCGGGCAAGTTGAAGAAATCGCCCTGCCGAAGCTCACGCGTAAGACGGAGGACTATCGCGGCGGCGGCATGAACGGCCCGATCAAGCTCGATTTTGGTCAGGAAGGCATCACGATCGAACTGACGTTCGGCGGCCTGATGAAATCGATCCTCACGCAATACGGCGTGCTCACGCACGACGGCGTGCAACTGCGTTTCGCCGGCGCCTACCAGGCCGAAGACAACGCGACGCCCGACGCGGTCGAAATTGTCATTCGCGGCCGCCATACCGAAATGGACTTCGGCACCGCGAAGTCTGGCGAGAAAAACGCGTTCAAGGTTTCGAGCGCATGCAGCTATTACAAGCTGTCGATCAATGGCGAGACGATCATCGAAATCGATCTGATCAACATGATCGAGAAGGTCAACGGCGACGATCTGTTGTCGGCGATCCGCACCGCGATCGGCCTGTAAGCCGGCCGCACTGACTCACCCCGCTCGCCTGGTGCGCCAGGCGGGCAACCCCTCATAACTCAGAACAGAAAACATCATGCAAACGACCGAACACGCACACAACGTTTCCCCGCAAGGCGCACACGCGCACACGATCAACACCGACACGATCGGTTCGCACTCGCACGGCATCACGGACGCCGGCAACACGCACGCGATCGCGCCGCTCGGCGGCGAATGGCTCGCGCGCGGCACGGTCGCGCTCGACACGCCGATCGAGCGCAACGGGCAAAAGATCACGCAAGTCACCTTGCGCAAGCCGAAGGCCGGCGAGCTGCGCGGCACGACGCTCAACGCGCTCGTCAACCTGGACGTCGACGCGCTCGCGAAAGTGCTGCCGCGTATCTCGTCGCCCATGCTAACCGAGCACGACATTCGCGAAATGGACCCGGCCGACCTCGTGCAAATGGGGGTGGCGTTCGCAGATTTTTTGCTGCCGAATCGGGCACGCTGACGCACGGCATACCCGACGACGTTGAAGATGCGATGGCCGATATCGCAAGCGTCTTTCACTGGACGCCTCACGATATGGCCGACTTCACCCTCGCCGATCTGGCGAACTGGCGCGAGCGTGCGCGCGTGCGCTCGCAATACGGAAGCGAATAACGATGGCAACCGGCAACGACCTCAAATTGCGTGTGCTGTTCGACATGATCGACGGTGCGACGAAGCCCTTGCGCAACATTCTCAACGGGAATAAAGACCTCGCGAAATCGCTGAAAGAGTCGCGCACCGAGCTCGGCAAGCTGCAGCAAGCGCAAAAGGACGTCGCCGCGTTCCGTGAGCTGCGCGGCGGCCTGGTCGGCTCGAAACGCGACATGGAAGCCGCGCAAGCCCGCGTCGGCGAGCTGGCGCGCGCGATCAACTCGACCGATTCGCCGACGAAGAAAATGCGTGCCGAGTTCGAGCGCGCAAAGGTGACGGCCGCGAAGCTATCGCAGGCGCACGACGACCAGGCAACGAAGGTGCGCACGTTGCGCGATCGCCTGTCGGCCGCCGGCATCGACACACGCAACCTCTCGCAGCATGAGCGCGACTTGCGATCGAGCGTCTCGGCGACGACGGCCGCGATGACGACGCAGCAAAACCGCCTCGCCGAGCTCACCGCGCGCACGAAACGCCTCGGAGAAGCGCGCGAGAAGCTCAACAAGACGAAGGAGACGGCCGGCAAGCTCGCCGGTACCGGAGCCGGCATGATGGCCGGCGGCGCTGTTCTCGGCGCCGCGACGCTCGTTCCCGTCGCGGAATATGCGAAGGCTGAAGACTCGGCGACGCAGCTCGCGAGCGCACTGATGCGCGCCGGCGGCGTTGTCCCGCCAGAATTCGAAAAAATCAACACGCTCGCAATGAAACTCGGCGACCGTCTGCCAGGAACGACGGCCGATTTTCAGGACATGATGACCATGCTGACGCGCCAGGGCATCAGCGCGCAAGCAATCCTCGGCGGCATGGGCGAAGCGACGGCCTATCTCGGCGTGCAGCTCAAGAAAACGCCAGCCGAAGCGGCGGAATTTACGGCGAAACTGCAGGACGCGACGCGCACGACCGAAAAAGACATGCTGTCGCTCACCGACGTCATTCAAAAGGCGTTCATGCTCGGCGTCGACGATAACAACATGCTGCAGGGTTTCGCGAAGCTCGGCCCCGCGATGGATACCATCAAGCAAAAAGGCCTCGAAGGCGCGAAAGCGCTCGCGCCGTTGCTTGTGATGGCTGACCAGTCTGGCATGGAAGGAAGCGCGGCCGGCAACGCCTATCGCAAGGTGTTCCAGCTCGGCATGGATGCGAAGAAAGTCGCGAAGGCAAACAAGCAACTCGCGCCCGGTCAAAAACTCGACTTCACGAACGGCAAAGGCGAGTTCGGCGGACTGGACAACATGTTCACGCAGTTCGCGAAGCTGCAAGCCCTCAACACGCAAAAGCGGCTCGGCGTGATGAAAGAGATTTTCGGCGACGACGCCGAAACGCTGCAGGTGATTTCCCTGATGATCGAGAAAGGGAAAGCCGGCTATGACGAAGTGCAAGCCAAGATGGCCGCACAGGCCTCGATGCAAGAGCGCGTGAACAAGCAGCTCGGCACGCTCAAAAACCTATGGGAAGCGGCCGGCGGCACCTTCACGAACGGCCTCGTCGCGTTCGGCGACGCCGTCGCGCCCGAAGTCAAAGGCATCGTCGAATGGCTTGGCGACATGTCGCAAAAAATGGGGAATTGGGCACGCGAGAATCCACGGCTCGCGAATGGCCTCATGAAAGTCGCGGCGGTTATTGCGATCGTGATGACGGTGATCGGCGGCTTGCTCGTTGTCGTTGCAGCCGTGCTCGCACCGCTCGGCGCGATCGCATTCGCATTCACGGCGATCGGCGCAGCCGGCCTGGCGACGGTCGGCATTGTCGCCGGCGTCGCGGTCGGCATCATTGCGGCCGTCGCGGCGGCGGCCGTCGCGATCTATACGTATTGGGAGCCGATCAAGGCGTTTTTCGCCGGCCTGTGGGATGGCATCAGGGCGGTTTTCGACTCGGCCGTGATCTGGTTTAGTGGCTTGCCGGCGCAATTCTCGGCATTCGGCGCGAACATCGTTTCAGGCCTCGTCAACGGCATTACGAGCGGCCTCGGCGCGGTGCAATCGGCGATCACCAACGTCGCCGACTCGACGGTCGGATGGTTCAAGGAAAAGCTCGGCATTCACTCGCCGAGTCGCGTGTTCGGCGAGCTCGGCGGATTCATCACGCAAGGCGCGGCAATCGGCATGGAAGCCGAGCAAGGGCGCGTCGCGAAAGCGGCGGTCGGCCTGGCGACGCTCGCGGCGACCACGTTCGCCGCACCAGGCGCCGCGAATGCGGCCGGCACGCCGTTCGGCGCCGGCGGGATAGCCGTCGACACCCGGCCGGCACTCGCGGCCCGCCAGGCGGCCGGAACCGCGGCCGGCGCAGCATCGCCCGCCGGCGGCGACACCTACGTTTTCAACATCACCGGCGCCGATCCGAAAGCGATCGCCGACCAGGTGCGCCAGGCGATCGAGCAAATCGAGCGCAAGAAGCAATCGCAACGCGCCTCGCGGCTCACCGATTAACCAGGAGAGAAAGACATGCTGGCATCGCTCGATCAATTCGTGTTCGGCCTGTCGACGGCGGCCTATACCGAGCTGCAGCGGCGCACGAGCTGGAAGCATCCGAGCACCTCGCGCGTCGGCGGGCGCGCAGCTCGGCAATTCACCGGCCCCGGCGATGACTCGATCACGCTCACCGGCCTCGTCGCGCCCGACAACAAGATCGGCACGCTCGACTCGCTCGCCGAGCTGCGCAAGATGGCCGACGCCGGCGAAGCCTATGTGCTCGTCGACGGCGCCGGCAACGTCTACGGCGCTTTCGTGATCGAAGGGCTCGACGAAGCGCAGACCTTTCAACAGAAAGACGGCACGCCTCGCCGCGTCGAATTCACGCTCAACCTCATGCGCGTCGACGACGGTCTCATTCGAAGCAAAACCACGGCGAAGAAAGACACGAGCTCGTCATGATCCAACCGACGCCCGAATACAAGATCACGCTCGACGGCAAAGACCTCACGAGCAAGATCGCCCCGCGCCTGGTAAGCCTCTCGGTTTCCGAGTCGCGCGGCGATGACGCCGACATGCTCGATATCGTGCTCGACGACGAGAAAGGCGACCTGGCAATTCCCTCGCGCGGGCAACTGCTGCAGGTATCGTTCGGATGGTCCGATACCGGCCTGTTCGACAAAGGCACCTTTACCGTCGACGAAGTTGAGCACAGCGGCGCCCCGGACATTCTGACGATCCGCGCGCGCTCGGCATCCATGACAAAGGACATGGGCGAGCGTCGCGAAAAGAGCTGGCACGGACAGACGATCGGCGCGATCGTTCGCACCATCGCTGGCCGGCACGGACTCAAGCCGGCGATCGCCGATGCACTCGCGAAAATCGCGATCGCGCACATCGACCAAACGCACGAGTCGGATATGTCGTTTCTCACGCGCCTCGCGAAGCGCTACGACGCAGTGATGAACGTGAAGCAAAGCAACCTGCTTTTCATGCCGATCGGACACGGCACGAGCCTAAGCGGCAAGACGCTCGACTCACTCGACATTAAGCGAACGAGCGGCGACCAGCATCGCTATCACATATCCGAGCGCGAGAAGTACGCCGGCGTGCGCGCGCACTATCACGGCACCGGCCGCAAAAAGCGCGAGTCTGTTGTGATCGGCGGCGAGAACAATCACAGCATCAAGGTTTTGCCCGAGACGTATGCGACCGAAGCCGACGCACGCGCGGCGGCGACGGCCGAATACAAGCGCACGCAGAGAAGCCAGGCGACGTTGAGCTATACGCTTGCGCTCGGCCGGCCCGACCTCTACCCCGAGATTCCGGTTTATGTGTCGGGATTCAAGCCAGAAATCGACGCCCTGCCATGGCTCGCGAAGAAAGTGACGCACACGATCGCCGATGGCGGATACACGACGCAGCTCGAACTGGAAGTGAATGGCGATCCTGTCACCGACCGGCACCGGTCGCACTTTCGCAAGGGCGGCAAGTGACGAGCTCGGCGCGTCAATAAAACGATCGTTTTTTTGCTGTTCGGCTTTGGGGCGCCTGGCGCCCCTTTTTTGCACCCCGATGTGTAAAGAAACCGCGTAAAATAATCTATGTAACAGAAACCCCCGCGACGCGGGTTTATTTACAACAAGAAAACGCGCTATGCAAAAACACCTGATCCTGATGGCATGCTCGGCCACGAAAGCGGCGACGCCGTCGCCGGCAATAGACCTTTATCAAGGCGTGATGTATTCGACGTTTCGCGCGAACGTGCCATTCGAGCCGCCGGCCGTGATCATCTTGTCTGCACTGCATGGATTCGTGCCGGCCGAGCGCGTGATCGAGCCTTACGAGCTGCGCATGACTGACGCTCGCGCCGACGAGATGCTTGCCGATCTGCCCGACTTCGATGCGAGCGCATGGCCGGCCGGCGTGCGCTCGATCTTTCTCGCCGGCGGAAAGACCTACCGGCGCGTCATGCGCGCGGCGCTCGACCGGCGCGTGCGACTCGGCGGGATTGATGCTGACGCAACGATCACCGAAACGGCCGGCGGCATCGGATATCAACGCGCGCAGCTCGGCGCGTATCTGCGCAACATGGGGGCGTGCGATGCGTGATCCGGCCGACAAGGGGACTCTCGATATCGTCACCGGCGGCATGCGCATCGGCTATGCACGCGTGTCGACGGTCGACCAGAATCTAGAGCTGCAGCGCGACGCGCTCGCGCGAGCTAGATGTGTTCAAGTCTACGAAGAAAAAGCGAGCGGGCGATCTGCTGCAGCTCGGCCTGAGCTGGCAAACATGCTGCGCGCACTGCGCAAAGGCGACACGTTGATCGTGTGGCGGCTCGATCGGCTCGGCCGCTCGCTTGCCGACCTGGTGCATATCGTCGACGAGCTCGGCGCGCGCGGCATCGCGTTCGAAAGCCTCTCGGAAAAGATCGACACGAGCACCGCGCAAGGCCGCATGTTTTTCGGATTTATGGCCGCGATGGCGCAATACCAGCGCGACATCATTAGCGAGAACACACGAGCCGGCCTGACTGCTGCACGAGCTCGCGGTCGCAATGGCGGGCGCCCTGTTGCGCTCGACGACAAGGCGATCGCCGAAATACGTGCGCTGATGCGCGACCCCGTAATCACGATGGCCCAGATTGCCGAGCGGTATAGCGTCAGTCGGCCGACGCTATACAACGCACTCAGGAGAGCCGAGAAAAAAGAGCTGGCAAAGCCCCCTAGCGCACGTGCCGGAAAAGCGCGTAGCAATAGCCGATGAATTCAATTGAGTCGACCTGATCCGCCGGTATCACATCGGTCGCATAGATAGGATTGTCGTTTCGCAAGTGCAGCTCGCCCCCGTGCATGCGCTGCACTCGCCTCAATCGAAGACCGTCGCCCATACGCAATAGATACATGCCGTCTACATCATGCGGTCGCCTGTCGACGAGCACCACATCACCATCACCCACGGTCGGCGACTGATTGTTTCCCGCGACACGCATTGCGATCGTTTCCTCGATTGCAATGCCCTCGCGCTGTAGCCAGGTGCGCGGCATCCTGACTGCCTGACTCGGCGTTTCGGCCTCCAGAAAGGTTCGCATGTCGAAGGCCGGAAACTCGACGTAGTCGCCCCCGTCTACGTGCAAGCTTCCCTCGTGCAGCTCCAGTTCCGGCTCCTCGATGCCTGGCGTGCCCCTCCCGAGCACAAGCCAATCGAGACTGACCCCGAACTTTTCCGCGAGATTCACGCACTCGGCGAACGGCACGCGCTCGCGAATCTTCCACACGGCAGGCTGGCTACGCGACGCCCCGATCGCCTCGGCCAGCTCGACGTCTTTCGTCACGCCGACTACCTCTTTCATTCTGTCGACTATCGCTTGAACAAGCACTTTTTTTTCTTCCATTTCGACGGTTAAATATTTCAATAAAGTAAGTGCGTTAGGCAACAGTAAGGGATATAATTAAAGTCAGTAACACTTTCGAACGTCTTGTTACATTTTGAAAACAAATGCCCTGTCAAAACGCAAACAAATCGGTCGCGAAACGCGTACCAATTCCCATGAGTGCCGATGAAGTCGACGCTTTGAAACACCTTGCGGAAAGAGATTCGAGAAGCGAAGCGGCGATGGCCCGAATTATCTATCTCGAAGGACTAAAAGCCTACGAGCGAACCATAAAAGCACGCGCTCGTCGATAGAAAGCAATGACCGTTAAGGAATAAGGCCGGGGGCGGAAACCTTATCTCGAACGGGGATGAAAACAACATGAGAATCACCTTGCGTTGTCCACACTGCAACGGCCGAGCAACAGCACGCACGTCACGCGAACTCTCTCGGACCATGCGTGAAATTGTCTTTATGTGCGAAGACCCGGAATGCGCGCATTCCTATGTCGCGCAGCTCGAAGCGGTTCGCACGCTGTCGCCGAGCGCAAAGCCCGATCCTGCCGTCTTGCTCCCTATTTCCCCGCATGTGCGCGAGCGCGTCATGCAACAGATGCAACTCGTTTGATTCCAACTAAGAACAAAGGATCAGACATGTCGACACCCGCATTGCACTATTCCGCGCTCGCCTACCTCGCCGACCATCAGGGCGAACACCTGGCACATGACAAGGCATTGCTCGTCAACCGCTGTATCGAGCACATGGTCGATACGTTCGGGATTTCTGCACGTGAAGCCGAAGTGACCACGCTGCAAGCGCTCGGCGAGTACGAGTCGCGCAACTGCAAGGCATATCTCGACACGTCGCTCACGACAAGCCACACGGTCTTCATTCGCGACCTCGGCACCGGCCGCTTGCGTGTCTTCACGGTCGCCGAGCTGGTCGCCCTGGTCAAGACGCCTGTGCTCTCAAGCGCGCCCGTTCCGAGCACGCGCGCGATGCTCTCGAACGGCGTCGCCGAACCTGCATAAGCGCCCGCTCTACCTGCTGTAACTCCCCCTTGATTTAACGCCTTGCCGCGAGCCGTTGAGCATGCGGCGGGCGAACTCACGCCCGCGATTTTAAAAGATGGCATCAATCGACGAACTCAAACGCCGTATCGACCTGCATCAGCTCGCCGACCGGCTCGGCCTGAAACAAGGCAAGGGCGGCGACAAAGCGCTCTATCACTCGCCGCATCACCCCGACAAGCACCCGTCGCTCTCGATCTACCAGAATCACCCGAAGCACGGCACCGGCTGGAAAGACCATAGCGGCGACGACGGCGGCTCGTGCATCGACCTGGTGATGTTCGTGCTCGGCTGCAACGTGTCGGACGCGATGAAGTACTTGCACGAGGCTTTCGGCATTCCTTTCGATACGCCGACCAACACCGCGCCGGCGCGCGAGAAAACCAAGCTCGACTACATCGCCGAACGCTCGCTGAAAGAAGCCGACAAGGTGATCGACTATCTCGCCGACGTGCGCGGCATTGCGCGACCTGCGATCGCGGCGGCGGTCAAGGCGAAAACGCTCGGCTTTAACGACTACACCAGCTCGACCCGGAAGCAAGGCGAAGTCGGCTATTGCGGCCCCGCTGCCGCTTTCATCGTGCGGCCGCTCAACGGCGTCGAAGTTTCGGCCGTCGACATGCGTTTCATCGACCCGTCGCTCAACGGCGACGTCAAGACGCAGACGCAAGGCGAGAAAGACGGCATCGGCTGGACGGCCGACCCGAAAAAGCTCGAACGCGCGCGGCGCGTCGTGCTCGTCGAAAGCTCGATCAATGCGCTCTCGATCGACTCGTGCGAGCTGCCGGCCACGGCCGCCTATTCGATTCGCGGCATCGGCAACGCGGCAAACATCGACTTTTCGTTTCTCGCCGGAAAGCACGTCGTGATCTGCATGGACAACGACGAGCCGATCGTCGAAGGCAAGCCGCGTGCAGGACACCGACCCGGCCCGGAAGCCGGCTGGCTGATCTATGAGCGCCTCACCGCGCTCAACATCGCCGCGTCGATCGTCGATCAATCGGACTGGATCAAAGACCTCGCAGACGGCGCGAAGAAGAAAGCCGAGCTGATCAACGACGTCAACGACTATCTCAAGGAGCGCGGCGCCGAAGCGCTCGCGAAAGCGCTCGACCAGCTCGACCCCTGGCTGATCGCCGGCTTGCCTGGCGACGCGACGGCGCGCGGCAAGCGGCGTGTGTATTTGCCCTCGCACGACTTCGCGCAGTACTGGCGCTATCGCACGACGGCCGATTTCACGCGCTATATCGCCAAGATGGAGCACAAGGAAGAAGCCGACGCACCGACGCCGGTTTATGCGGACCTGTGCGGCTTTCGTATCGCGTCGCTCTCGCGCGTATCGGTCGCGAGCGCCTCGTCGACCATGACGGGCGATGCCGACCAGGCACCGAGCGTCTATTTCGCCGCGAGCGTGCAGCTCCCCCGCCACGGCGCGAAGCTCGTGCGCAAGGTGATGCTCGATGACCAGCTCCACAACAACACGCACTGGCTCAAATTCGGCCCGATCTGGAAGCCGGCCGAGTTTTCGCGCATGGTCTCGATTCTCGAACGCACGGCCGACCTCGGCGCACGCAACGCGGCGAACTTCGTCGGCCTCGCCTGGCGCGATGGCAAGCTCGCCGTCAACGAAGGCCCCGACTGCTATTTCACCG